CCTTGAATATGCTCTGCTAACTCATTTTTACTCATCATACTACCCTCAACTTCAAGTCGATAAATCTTTCCTTCCCAGACAATATCGGCAGAAAATGACTCTGATGCCTGTTCTGGTTGTGAACTCCCTACATTAAGAGTTCCGTTAAAATCACCATTAATAGTGATACTTTCTGAGAGAAATTGTTTAAAGTTTTTCATTGATTAACACTTCCAACGGCGACGGGCTTTGCAAACGGGTTTAACGGGGGTTTTAGAGCAATCGATGTTATGCATGTCTTGCTGCCCCTTAGAACGAGAACAGAATGACTTGCGTCTCTTTGCATCCTTACTTCCTGGTTTTGGATCACCAGTTACAGCAGTCTTTAATTTAGAACCAGGATTTTCACGACGATATGCTTTGACTGCAGCAGGACTCATTCCATCGGTTTTATCTTTTTTATTTACTGATTGCCAATCTTCACCAAACATTTTTGGACCTTTGGTCTTTCTTTCTGCTGCTGCTCTTTCACCCTCAGTAGCACCCTTCTTAGCAAGATTTCTTACTTTTGCTGCACGTTGCTGTTGTCTATGTACTTTTGGGTCAATTGCTGCTGGCATTATGCTCTCATCTAGTTCATTTCTCCAATCAGAAAATTCTTCTTTATTGACTTTTACTTTCTTAGAATTGCCGGTTCTAAACTTACCAAATGGAGTTGGAAGTTCTTCACCATAATCACCCGTCTTCTTTTCAATTCTATCATTAGGATCTACATCACCATCAACATCATAATCAATTCTTTTAACTGCTTTTTTTGTAAGTTTTTTTAAGTTGCCACCACCAATACTTGATTCCAAATCAGATTTGGTTGGAGTATGCTTTTCTTCTCCAACTGGAACACAGTTGGGAACTACTTTCTTACCCTTTTTCTTCATTCCCTTCTGGGTATAACCAACCCAGCACTTTTCATTAATATGCTGACCACCTTTGATTGGTTCTGGTTTGATAATATCTATAAATTCATATTCAGTTGCCTGAAAATCATCTCTCCAGTTAGAGAACTCATAAGACTCTGATTTATTACCCCAATTAGCAGCACCCTTCTTACGGCACTGAACTAAACGTCCAGAAGCATAAGCAGATGGCCAAACTTTAGCACTTGCTTTTACTTTTTTATAGCAAGCATCTTTTTTAGTTTCTTCTTGAGTCACGATTTTTGCCTTTCCTGTTCTATCTGGATTTGGGTCTTCTCTACGTTTTTTAGCAGCTCTTTTATTCCTTTCATCTTTACTCATTGCTGCACGATCATCGGGATCACGGCAGTAAGGTTTTGTGGTTTGACCTGGTTGTTTAGCACATGGTTTCCCATCATACTTACCACCAGTTTGTTTCCATCCACCACCTTTAAACCAGTCTCGGAGTGAATAACCTTTGTCTTTGGAAGACTTACCGTCTTTCATAATTTTTAAATATTATCCTTATTATTTAGAAAACCTTGCTTCAGCATTTTTTGAAGTTCTGAAGTGGAACCAACAAATACCGCGTTATTGGTAACATTATTGGTAGTCTTTTTAGAATCTTCTTCTACTTCTTTAAGTTTCTTTTGGAGGTCAATCAACTTATCGGTCGTGTCTGCAACACTCTTAATCAACTGTCCTGCGACCTCGTATGCCCTTGGACTGCCTCCTTCACCTGCTACCTCCATAATACCGTTAATTGCCTCCTGACCCTTCTCTATAAGGGAATAGAGGTTTGCACGACTATACTCGTAGTCCTTATCAATATGCCCGTCTCTTATATTATCAGTGGGCACTATTTTTTTGACTTTATCTTCTACTTCGACAATATCACTCGTTGTGTTGAGTGCATTATTTATTGATTCATAATTATCGGACATAGTTATTAAATATCAGTTTGTTGTGTTGGACTATACTCTTTAGAGTCTGAGAATGTTTCCCACAACTCTGTAAATCCAAAATCGTCTCCAGGTTCTGCATCGATAGGATCTGGAACAACTGTATATCTCATCTCACGTTTTGCAGTTTGTGTATTTGTATCACTATACAAATCAACCTGAACCTTGCGAATAAGACCATCGGTAGAGTCTGCGATAGGTCCAAATAAGTATGTTTTAGCAGTAAACCTTAAGGTGTATATCAATGCTCTTCTAGTTGCAAAATCACCCTCATAATCATCTTGCATATCAATACTATCCATCACAATAGGAATATCTTTTTTCTCACCGATAGAATCAATTAAATCAATAGTAAGATTGAATGATGGTTGAAAAAATGGAAGTATTTGCTCTACAATTTGCAAAGCATCATCATTTAACTTTGAATATATACTCAATTCAAATGTAACGTTATAAGGAACGGGCATATAAACTTTTTTTATATTACCATTATCATCACATGCTCTAAAAGTTTGAGTTACGCTGGTTTTTCTGGCAGGATCATATTGAAGACCAACCATCTCAAAAGACATTCTTGGGAGAGTAATTGCAATTGGTTTTGAAAGATCTTCTTGCTGTTGAATTTTTGCTAAAAACTTTTGAGTTGGACCATAACTTAGACCAACTTTTGTTTCGTCTGCAACACTTCCATCTTTATTTAAATGTCTAATGTAAATATTATTGAAAAGAGTTCCAAATCCAACAATAGTCTTACGTATAATTTCGTGATAAAAATAAGTTCCTAACATTAAAATTCTCCAAAAGGATTAATTTCAGTAAAATCTATTATCGAGTCTGCTTCAGTTTCAATTTCTTCATTCGCATCATATTCTTCCCCATAGTTATCATTATCATATGATTTAAGTATATATGCTGCAGATGATGCTGATCCTACAATAACTTCTCCCGGAGAAAATTGTCCACTATTAATAGAAACTCTAAGATCTCCTGGAGGATTGGATTGATTAAGATCTGTTCTAGAATTGTAATATTTGACTTGTGCTATTGTTCCAGAAAGAGATCCTATTACCGTTTCATTATATAGATATGTTCCCCCAATGCTGACTGTAGATGCAGAAGAAATTTGAACTGTTGGTGCTTCGGTATAACCATATCCAGAATTCACAATTTGAATTCCAGAAATTTCTCCAGTAATTGGATTAAATATTGCTCTAGCAGATGCTGTTTGTCCAACAGAAGGACCTCCAATGGTCACAATTGGTTCAATATAATATTCACTGCCAGGATTTGTAATTTGTAAAGCATTTATAGAACCATTCGAAACTACCGCAGTTGCTATTGCTCCACTTCCACTACTATCTGTAATAGTCACCAATGGTGGATTTGAAATATTGTACCCTCTACCCCCATTAGTAATTCTTATTGATTTTATAGACCTTACATTTCCCACTGAAGTTGTAATTGCCACTGCAGTGGCATTATCTGTTGAATCATTAGATAATGTAAATGAAGGTGAATTTTGAATACTTACAATTGGATTAGATGAATAAAATGACCCATCATCAGACAAAATAATTTGACTCACCACTCCATCATCAATATCTGCTGTTGCAGTTGCTTCAGATATAGTTCCACCTAAAATTAAAGAAGTAATGTACCCCTCATCTTCCAATTTCCTATCAATCTCTTCAATAGTTGTGTCAATATCTTCATTTTCATATTCAAAGAGTTCGCATTGCAATTCATAAATGTAATTTTTTCCTAATTGGTAAAAAGGTTTTTCATGTTCAACTCTCTTTACTTCAAAAAATCTTTCACCAAGAGGAAAATAAATTAGATCTCCCTCTCTTGGTCTTGTTACTACCTCCAAATCATAATCATTAATGAATCCTAATTCAATACCTTGTACTCTACCAGACAAAATTGGAGTAATGTACTCTTCAAATCTTTCTTTTGATATGATTAAATTAATTTCATTTTTCAATCTCAATCCAAATTTTGTCATTATATCACTTCCTGGAGCATATCCATCATAATTATTGAGGTAAGCTTCTATGATAAAATTATCATCAAATTTTGAAGTTTGAGATTCTCTGAATATTTTGTCAGTATCTATAAATTTTCTTGGAAGATAGTATACTTCAATTCCATAAATTTTCAACTGTTCATTGACCAAATCTTGAATCAAAAACTGCTCGTTTGAAGATCCCTGCAGAAAAAAAGGATTTAATGCCATGATTATTAACCAATTAGATCGAGAGGTGGTAACTCATATTCTGTTGACATTCTTTGTTTAATATCTTCCAATTCTCTCTCAGCATCATCATAAATTTGTCTACCATTTAACTCTATTCCTCCAGGGAGTTTTACTCCATTAAACTTAATTAAATTTTGTCCCCATTGTCTTTTTATTAATGAAGTCAAATATTTTTTTAAAAAACTATCATTATAAACTTGAGTAAATGATGCAGGATCTAGTGCTCTATAACAATCGATTACAAAAAATACATCCTTTTCTTGTGCTGACCAATCTATATCTAGATACAATCTATCTTGCCTTTTATTAAATCTTATTTGCTTATCTGTAGTGAGAAGAAAATCAATGTCCTCTAGATAAGATTTGGTCATAGAATAAGTCAACAAATCAACAGAATTGAAGTAATATAAATCATTTAAAAATAGTTGATATTTAATACTAAACATTCCACCAGAAATAGTGCTAGTGTCAAACTTAAACACCTTTTCAATTCCGACAACAGAATCTGGAACTTGAATATAATTCGAAGTCTCATAAAAATTAAATGTTGTTGCTGCACCAACAATAGTTGAAGTTGCACTAGTAGTTACAATTCCAACACCTTCAGTTCCACTTGCTTTGCCCCTATTAACATCATCCTCAGTAACTTTATATTTCAAAAACATTCTCTCAACACCATCATAATGTCTTTCATTGAAGTATTGGATTGCATCATCAACTAAATCATCAATCTGTTCATCAGCAACATTAATTTCCAATACTGGGGCACCTAATTGCCTCAAACAATAATCTATGAGTCCTTGTCTTGTATTTGGTTTGGCCACTAGTATTCTCCTCCATCAATAATCGTTGCCCATACAGGAGTTCCTATTCCTGCAGTCTCATAAGTTGTTAGTATATAGTTACTTGTATCTATCGTTGTAGTTGTGCTTGCCGAACTTAATTGTCCATCTGGATTAAAATAAGCAACTGCATTTGGTTCATATGAATCTACACCATAATATACTTGGGATGCGGTTAAAATTCCCGCAAAATATCCATTTCTCCATCTTTGAGTAGAAATGCCAATGTCATAAGTATTATCATCATTTGGAACTAAACTGGATACAAATTCACCACCAACGTTAATGTCATCACTTGTACTATCACCAATACCAATAGTACCACCTTTAAAAGTAGCACTCCCTATAAAAGTTGATATACCCTGTACGTATAAATTTTGACCAACAGTTAGATTTTTAGAAATTCCAGCACCACCTGCAACTTGAAGTGCTCCTGTGGAGGGAATTCCTAAAGTGTTATCTAAATGACTATTTCTTATTAATAATGAATTGAAAGATCCAGAAGTTGATACCGATAAACCGGCACCAATAGTTACATTTTTGTCAATTCCAACTCCACCATCAATCTGAACGGAACCAGTATCTGGATTTCCTAATATATTATCTGTGGTGTTTGTGAAAAATATTGTACCAGTAATACTACTGCTGCCGATAGATAAATTTTCGGCATCAATTGTATTTGATAAATAAAATGTTTGATCGGATGCGTTCCAAACAAGAATGTTTCCGTCAGTTCTATCAACAGAGTTTACATCAGATAATGAAACTAACTTAACTGGTGGTGATGTTGCATTAGATAAAACTCGAACGATGTTTTGTGATCCCAATCTATCTGGTATGCTTGGCATTATCTAGTTACTCCTGGTCTTACTAGTGCTGCCCCTTCTACCAATTTTAAAACAGTTCCTCCACCACTTCCGGTTACGGCTTTAACATCATACACATATCTACCCTCTTTCAAGGATGAAGTTATTGTAGATGCTAATGATATTGTAACAGAACCTCCAAGAACATCTGAGGCAATTGCATCAAAAGAAATTTTTTCAGATGAACTGTAAGTTTTTCTGAGTTGAGATTCTATTACATAACCAGTCAAATCTAAAAAATTTGTTGTCACAGTATCTTCTAATACAAAAGTAGTTTGAAAATCGAATCCCTGCTCAATTACTAAATTTGATACATATATTGCCATTATTTAATTGGGCATTTTTCTTTAATTATTTATATTATCAAATAAAAAGCACTATTTATCCAACAAATCTTTGAGTAAAGATTTGATTTCTTGAATATCTTTCTTTAAATTGTCCAATTCTTCTTTTTGTTTTTTCTGTTTTTCAATCTTTTTAATTCTTTGATTATATCCGATGGTATCACAATTAATAATGGCACCAGTATCCTCATCTCGATAAAGATGAGGATGATCTTTGACTTTAATTAAATTCTTCATGCTAATGCTATCGTTCTGAGATCACTAATAATTGGTGGATTTGCTTGATCTGTTCCAGACATTACAATTTTAATACTATATCCAGTAAATTCACCCAAATCATTAGCATTAAATTCATATTCTAGGAATTGTCCATCAAGACTTGCTGGAACTTTTGTATCAGGATGTCCAGTATTCAAAGACTCATCTACAACTCTAAAACTACCATCAGAAGTTGCCTCAATATTTTCATAACCTGGGAACAATTCAAATGATTGTTCAATTTCTGCAGAATCTTGTCTTACCAAACTATAAAGAACTCTAATATCTGCAGAAGGATGCCTATATGCACTCAACAGAACTTTTAATGAAGATGCAGGTTGAGAAAGATTGACTTGGTTGGAAACATAAGTTGCAGCATGTGGATCATTTAATATTGAATTAGATCTAGAGTCTGCAACAAAATCTGTAACCGGTCTATTCAAATAATTTGATGCAAACTGCACTGTAGATTCATCAAGATTTATAATCGGAGATAAATTTTCATCTGTTGTATTTAATGTAATCGCAGTGGTAAATGATCTTCTGCCAGAAACATTTTCAAATGTAGGTTGTTGCAATTCATTAATTCTTGAGCATACTATTCTGGTAGATTTTAAATTATTGAAAGAATTTAACTCTACAGGTTCTACTTCATTTAGTAGATTAAATGAAGTTTCAGTTCCATCAATGCTGGTTCCTGAAGTAGTTCTAATCACGGCACTTACAGAAGTTGTGTCTCCTGGTGCAACAATATTAAATCTTGGCAATACTGCGTTAAATTGTATATTTTCCGATGCATATACACTATCTCCTCCACCATTAAGGAAACCTGTAAATGATAATTGTGGAGATGACGCAAGAGATGCATCGTTAGATCTATCTGTTCCATTAGAAGATCTATCTATTTCAATATAATATCCACTGGAATCAATACCAGTATCATAAATGTCATGAACTACACCATTAATTCTTCTAAGAGATACACCATTAAATTCATATTTTTCAACTTTTGAATTAATTTCATGTGACTGTGCTTTCCCTTCAATAGATCTGGAAAGAGTTCTAAGTTCATTTCCAGTTGCTGATTCATAAGATATGATTTCATCACCAATTTTTGCATATCCTGGATTTGTTGCACTAACTGCAACTCCCTCAAAAGTTTCAAAGTCTGAAGAATCCCCAACAAATATTGTTGCAGTTTCTGAAACTGTCAATGGGGCAGTAAGAGTCGTTGGTGCGATATTTGAATTTACACCTGTCAACTCAAGTTTATTATTATTTGCATACATTCCATGATCAAAATGACTTACTTCAAGTATGTTACCAGAATTGAGACCAGAACCCTCAGTTACACTTAAAATATTAGTAGATCCAAGAGATACAGTTGTAGAATCTGTATCATAATAAACCAAATTGTCATTTATATTAAATCCATTTACTCCCGATTCCCCTTGAACATTTGTTAAGTATAATGTATCTCTTCCATTAATTGCAGTAATAGTTATTAATGCATTTCTTCCAGTTGTGCCACTATTAACAGTTACAACATCACCGATTTGATATCCAGTTCCATTTGCAGTCTTTGTAAGACCTGTTATAGATCCGTTCGTAGTAGTAATATCAAACCTAAGTCCTTGCCCATTACCAACTATATTAGATGTTGCTAAATCGGATTGATTTGTATAATTTGTTCCCCCAGCAGTAATATCTTCAGATGATACTGGACCTCCAGAATAGGAAATATAACCATAAGTATAAGATTGGGCACCAGAAATTTTTCTTCCAGTATCTAGAATATCAATTAAACCAGAATCTGTAAATGTAGTAACTCTCAATGTTGTTGTTTTTGGAAGGCTAGTAACTGGATTGGAAAGTAATCTATTAACATAACCATTACCACGATCGAGTGGTGGATTTCCAAAATGTGCAATACCTGTAGTTGAGGTGAATTTTGCTTTATAAAGTTTGAATTTCAAATCAAGTTCTTGTGTTGGAGTCCAAATAGATCCATTTTGAGATTTAAATAAACTTCCTAAAGCAAATTGTTTTGTATAGATAACTGCTTCAGCATCTGGTAAAGACTGTGTATTTACAGTTCTCTCTCCCATTTTTGCAATCCAAACTTCATATTGATCTGTTGTAGGTGCAAGTAATACTATTGCATATTCATTTCCTGGTGCAAGATATATTGGTTGTGGGAATGTAACTTTAGTGGCAGTTTCTCCATTTGTTGATGTTGTAATTTGATCTGGGTA